TGGACCTGGGCAGGGGGGGTAGAAACGCGTGCTAAAAAAACGCCCTGTGAGCGTGATCCTTTAGCGCTATTGCATCGCTTGCAGCAGGCTATTAGGTTCTCAGGATTGACTGGATCGCCCCCATTTTTGATGCTGACTATGTGATCGACCGTATTAGCATCTTGTCCGCAGTAGTAGCACACGTAACCATCTCGAGCTAGGACTATCAGCCTTACCTTTTTGTAGTCTTTGCTTACTCGAGGATCTTGCCTACCTCTAACCATTAGTAATGACCAGTCCTCTTATGATGTGACCACGCTTTACATACCGTACCGTACCTATGCTTAATGTACTTAAGTCCTAAGTCTATCTGGATGTATGGATCCCTAGCCTTTAGCTTGAGCAGCTGAGGTATCCCGTACGCAGTGCTCTTAGGGTTATCTGCTCGAGGATTCCAATTACTCTCACGATTCCAGAGATATACGAGGCATTGATACTCATTAGCATTATGGAGCTTTATATGTGCATAGAGCTTGTAATTATTAACATCTCTTGCAGTACTTACCGCTATTGCTTGAGGGCTATTGGCTAATAGCAATAGACCGGCCACCAACGCTATACATCGCCTGCGAGCTATCCGCCTCAGCGGCTCGCCTGCGAGTGTAGAGCGTAATCCCTTGTCAAGTACATTGGCAAATATGTGTATAACTTGAGCGTATCTCCTGCGTGTCATCCACACCTTTTGACTGCCTGTGGATAACTCCTGTGGATAACTATTAGGCATCTTTACCCCTAACTATTATGTCGATTGAGTCCCACGGCTCGTTATGTATAAGCTGCTTTTGAGCCTCAAATCGCCGATAATGATCGACTACGACCTTATGAGGTGCTGGATATACTCTTTCTTTTTGAGCAGATAATAAGCAAATTAAAGGCGTGTCAAAGGCTATTAACTTAATAGGTATATGAAGAGTCCTAGCTACTGTGAGCCAAACGAGCCTATGTCCTACGATTGTATGAGTACCGTCGCATATTACGTCGAGCCCAGACTTAGCAGCCTCAATCGCTTTGAGACGTTCATAACGCATAAAGGCGGCTACGTCTATACCCGGGTTAGTGCGTACCGCCTCAGTGTTAAATATGTGATCCCCCGGGCTTTTGTTTTTATGAACCCACGTAGATTTACCGGCACCCGGAGCGCCCATTAATACCGTAATCATTTATCGCTACCCCATCCATTACCCTTAAAGTGAACTGCTGGTGAGGACCATAAACGCTGCATAGGCTTTTGGCAGCAAATAATTTCTGTAAAGTCCGAAAACTCTCTATAGATTTCTAATACGCCTCCGCATAAATCGCATTTATACTCATACCTCGGCATCGCTGGGCTCCTCAACCATACATACGCCTATTACCCCACACTTTGTACACTGCAGGGTTTTAACGTATGGCGGTAGGTTATCCGTAATGATGCGCTCGATCTGATCCGTGACCTTTTTACACGGTCTACACTCGTATTTATAGATAGTCATAGCTTACATACCTCGCATAACCATAATACGATCTCATTACCGCTATTAGTGACCGTAAGGCCATTATCCGGGCTGCACTGCTTATGGCACCCGTCGCACTCGATCGCTACCTTACTCGTTACATCGCCGTTATCGTGGATCGTCGTAGCAATACCCTGCTTAATAAACGTCATTTCTCCCATTAGAGTTTTACCGCCTTATCTATGTGTAGGAGCGCTACCTCTTTATCGACCGCTGGCCCGTTATCTACGGTGCTCGACGGTAAGCGCTTAGTTTTCCAAGTGACCGTAATTTTGCGTAGGTTAAACGCATATATGCCCTGAGGCGTTGAGTTGATGTAAAAAGGCGTAAACCCTAGAGCGTTAGCCTGTTGCATTAATGAATCGTATTTATCCTTTTCGAGTATGAGCTCGTCATAATGAGTATGTCGGCATTTAAGCTCTATCGAGAGTCTATAGCCATAGCTCGTAGCATCTATGTACTCGTAAGTGTGCTCGGACTTTTGTAAGTCCTCGAGGTATGTCTCCTTGATATAGTCAAAGAGCCCCTGCTCGGTCATTCTTGGTTTTTCCATTTTCCGTCACTGCCCAGTACTTGCCATATTGGATCGCATTGAGTGTTTTTGTTATTCTGAGTGCATCGCCAAGCGGCCCAGTCTTTACCGTTTTTCGCGCTCGTACCCTGAGCCCACACTCTCGTACCGTGTACGCATCGAGGAGGCTCGCCCGGTAATTCACCGCCTAGCCCTTGTTGGATCTCAGCGATAGCCGTAGCCATAGTAGGTATGCCCTCATTAGCTGCGTGAGTAGCCCACGGATCAGCCTCTACGTGAGCAGTCTCTACCTTTTGCATATCTTGTACTGTGGGCCTGCCGAAATCGCTAGGCGTAAGCAAGCCGATAACTCTACCGTAGGCGCTTGTTATGCAGTCCTCGATAAACCATTTACGCATATTTTGAGGAAGTGTCGCTACGTTACCGTAAGCGTAATCGACCGCGCTCGGTACTGCATCCTCGTACTCACGATAAGCCTCAGCTCTTACAAGGATCGTACCCTTTTCTAGGTTGATATCCTCGATAAAAGCAACTAAGCGCCCGGATGGGAACTCAAGCCTAAAGCGCTTAATACGGCTATTAACGTCCTCGTAGTTATCTAGGAACCCCATTAGATTAGGTTCTTTTCTTTGATTGCCTGGGCTATTGAGCGGCCTCTTAAGTAGCCCTCGCCGTGGCCTTGTCGGTATCCGAGAGTATAAGCAGCTTTAATAAACGCTGCCATAATGCCCGTTACTGTAAAGATTATTAGAAAGTCTGCACTGTTCATATATCGCCCTTTGTTAAGGCCGATTAGGCTACTACCCGAGTAGCCCTCTCGGCGTGTGTAGTATCAGTATGAGCCCATCGGCTGACATAAGGCAACTATTTAGTGAGGCGTGTCTCTAGCAATATCTCGTAAATCTTGTCGATCTTGGCATCCATACGCTCCTGCCGTGCCTCGATGTGGTCGATCCGACCGCGTAGGTTATGGCCGCCGTTACCGTCCGGTTTAAGCTCTGATAGATAAAATTTTACAAAGTGTCGGATAAGCCCAGCTCCTAGCCCCAAAATAGTAAAGCTCCCCAAAGCTATACCAACTACGAGCTGAGCCTTTTCCATTACTTAGCGCCTACGCCTAATTGCTTCTCCGACGGTTGGATAGCCTTCAGTAATGGCCCGATTAGTCCTGCGATAAACGCATTAGCTAATACTTTTGGATCAGTAATACCGGATAAATACAAAGCTCCTACGCAGGCTGCAGCTGAGCGTAGGTAGGACTTACCGGCAGCGATTAATTGCTCTTTCATTGTGTTACTCCTTAGTGCCCTTAAGGATTTGTCTAACTATAAACCTAAACTCTCTATTAAGGCTTTAGCCTTGACGGGTGATACTTCTACCTCCCAGTGCATCTCATCGGCTCGGCTCTTAAAATCGCCACCCCACTTTAAGCCGTACTTTTTAGATAAGGCCCGGATCATAGGTACCTTCTCAGCTGGAAACGTGCCGACTTTACCCAGAGGGTGCTTAGTGGCGTTAAGGTCGATAGCCGTACCGGATGAGTGGCAGGATAATTTATCGGTAGTACCTCGCACCATACGAAAAGCGTAGGCCCAATCGTCAAAGGTGCCCTCGTCTATCGGTTCTATCAGCTCGTGAAACTCAGCCGCAAAGGCCGCCAAGAGTGGGCCCACACTCTCAGCGCACCTAAGCTTACGGTTTGTACCTTTTACCGGGTACGCTTTAATTTTAATCTCGTCCGGATCTTTAGAGGCAGGATATCCGTTATAACTTTTTAGCATTATGAGAGCAGTATAGCCGCTTCATCGGCAGTAATGCCTAACCGCTCAAGTAGTGCAGCCTTAGCTTGAGCCTTGATCGCCTTTTCGTTTTCAAGAATTAAACGCTCAGACTCTATTTGAGCAAGAGCAGCTTCGACCTCTGCGACTTCAGCCTTTGTATAAGGTCGAATTGTTTGTTCGCCTGTTGTGATATCGATGATTTTCTCTGTATATGCCATTATGCAGCTCCGTAGACGTAGACTGTACCTTGATCCCAATTACCTGTAGTAACTTTTACTGAAATAGATGAAACTGTCGCTGAGTTATTCCAATAGCCACCACCAGCGATAAGAGCATTATCTGTACCACCACCAAGACTCGCACCACTTGAAAAAGTTGCCATTTTTACTCCGCTAGTATTTGCACCAGCAATCTCAGCAGAAAGCATAAGTCGAGAAGTGGCGTTATTGCTTAAATAACCTACACTCAAAGCCGTTTGTCCTGTACCGCCTGTAAAACTTGTAGAGCTTGCAGATTGATAACCTGTAAAAAAATTGTAGTTTGATGCGGTATCGCTATTAAGCAAAATCTGCACCTCTGCGCTAGCGCTGCTCGAACTTCCATCAAGGATAAATATTCTGAGGTTATCTATTCCTGAAATTCCGCTAATAGTAATTGTTCCGCTACCCGTTAATGCAGTACCGCCAGCGTTGAGCAAAGAATAACTTTTAGCTGCTGAAGATGTTGCCCATTTCATCCCCGTTGCCTGTGCTGAGTCTGCCGTTAATACTTGTCCATTTGTCCCTACCGCAAGGCGAGCAAAAGCATCTGCTCCGGTACCAGCAATTAAGTCACCTTTTGCATCTATCGCAGTAGCCATTGAGTTAGTGACGGTTACGGTGCCACTAGTACCGCCTCCGGAAATACCGGTGCCAGCTGTAACGCCTGTAATATCACCGCCTGCATCTGTTACCCAGACGAAATCCATATCTGTATTAGAGTTTTTGCTTAATACTTGCCCTGTAGTACCACCTTTAAGATCAAGTAATGACGCATCTATAGAATCGCCCAAAGCCTCGATAGCGGTAGCACCGTCTTTTACTAGGTCGGTGGATGTAGGTACGGGCCAGCCAAAATTAGGGGTAGTAGTTGCCATTATGTTAATCCTCCAAAAGCGTTTTCCCAGATAAGAGTAGCATTTACTCCGGTCCATACAAGGGATCCCGGGCTAACTGTCGCCCACTGTGGCGCGACCAGCGAGAAATCTGTAGGGCTTAGAGTCAGGGTCAGATCGACATAACCTGGGGTAGCTCTAATAGCAAAGCCTTCTACAAAGCCATTAAAAGAGCCATTAAACATATTTATAGGTAGATCGTTAATTACTATTGGCTCACCAAAAAACGCATTTATAAGCTTATCTCGCTCTGCATCGGGTAACTCTGAGTTGTCGAGCCTAAAGGTAATGCTCTGTAGCTGCTCTCTAGGGATAGCGCGTAGCCCTAATTCTCGAGTCATAAGGGTATTTACATCGGCTAGGTTATGTAGATTAGTCGTAACGCTACGCTGATAGCGGCCATAGTTAGCGATCGAGTCTGCATCGAGGGCCGTAGCTTGGCTATTGTAGTTATTGCCATAATTAAATACTAAAGAATTACGTATTTTGCCAATTTGTAGGATCGTTTTGACGGTAGACGGGATTGCGTAATTAGCCGATAAAGTAGTGTAGCCATTAGCCAAAAGGTAAGCGTTACGGTGATCGGTATCGGCGTAGCACACTCGACCGGCCTTATCCTCGTAGAGCTGACCTTGTGCGCTTTGTGCTATCTGAGCGCAAAGGTTATAACTGATAGCCGGATCAGCTGCTCGAGAGATCATCTCGTAGAGCCCAGGCTGATCTATCTCGCCAAGCCCTACGTTTTCTGCATTAGCCCACGTAGTCGTAGGGTCATAGTTAAACCACTGTAGGGCAGGAGCTACCTCAAACCACGAGTTAATAAGCAGCTCGTTAAGTATGTCGTATATTTGATCGCCGTCAGTATCTTTAGCTAGAGCATCGGGAAATAGAGCTTTAGTAAGCTTGGCTAGAGATCCTACGGCCAATATATTACCGATTGTTATAAATCCAGTCTCCTCAGGCGATCTGACTGAAATACCAAAATCTGATACTTCACCGCCAAAAACGGGCACATAAGCCCCGGCGCTATTCTTAAGCTCAAGGGTAAGAGAGTCCGTCACGTCAATATCAAAAGCTGAGTTATCGAGGTTAATAATCTCCATACGTGCGTAACCTGCGTTGCACTGTAAATCAATATCATCACGGCCCGTAGCCATATTTACACTAAGCACGTTATCGTAAACGGTAGTGCCTACAATAATGCGCCATTCAGGTAGCCACGTACTCATAGCAGATAGTTACCCGAGCCACGATTAACTGAGGTACCTCGGTAGCTCGATTGATTGAGTAGATCCTCGACGGCTCTAGCTATTGCCTCAGGATCTCCTATACCGGTATTAATTGTGAGCTCTACGCTTTGACCGGGAAAACCCATAGTAGGGTTCCAGCCGTAATTAGGAGCAGGCTCGGTGAGCGTAGGCATCGGTGCGACATAACCCGGATTAACTCCAGCTATAACGCCAGCTGCTAAACCGCCAAGAGGTCCTAGATCCTTGAGTGTCTGAGGGCTAGGCGCGAGGCTTGCGCCACCGCCTAAACCTACTTGGTTAAGAGCATTTTGATATTCTCTAAGAGCCGCTAGGCGCTGATCGTCGGCCGCTCTTTGTGCCGTTGCTACTCGGTCGATCATCGAAAGCTCTGCAGTTTCGGTTAATCGTGCGTATGTAATGGCCGCGTTACTGGTCTTACTGAGCGAGGATAGTCTCTGGATCTCTGTAAGTTGGATTTGTACGCGCTCGTTATAAGCCTCTTGAGCCATAAGAGTCCCGGCAGCCGTTATCGCAGCGTTATATTTCTTAAACGCCTCCTCACGTTGCAGCTCTTTATCGCCCTCGGCCATTTTGCTATCGTTAATAACTTTAAGCTCGGTGAGTAGCTGAGTATTGAGCGATTGCAGGGTAGCGTTACTAATTTCGGTTACGCCTGCTAAGCGTTGCATATCTGCGTTTTTCTGAAAAGCCGCAAGCTCGCCGATCTTTTTAAGAGCTGCATCGCCCTTGTCCTCCTCAATCAGCATAAGAGCCTCGAGGCGTAGTTTTGTCTCTTTGTCGTAAGTTGATTGCAGAGCCGCCGCTATAGAGATCCGAGTGGTATCAAAAACCGCGGCAGCCTTAGTTAGAGCTATTTTTTGCTTATCTAACTTAGCTGCTTTTGCTTTGTCAGCTGCTATTTGCTTTTGGCGTTTAGCCTCATCCTCCTGTATTTTCCTGCGCTTAGCAGCCTCGGCCGGTGTCTCATAAATACCTACTGGCATAGATCCGAGATAACCCTGAGTAGGGCCCTTAAGGGATTTAACCTTTTTACCTTCTTCTATAAGGATATTTATGTAAGATCCTAAAATAGGGATGGCTTGTATGATGCCTTGAAATCCTAGCCCACTGACAAAGCTGCCACCGGGTAATTCTTTGAGCTTGCCCAAAAGACTACCTAAACCTACTGTCGCATCGGATATAGCAGTAGCCATATCAGTCATAGCGGTTACAAGAGGATCTACGTTATTAGCTTCACCCGAAAGTAACCCAAAAGCATCTACTAAACCCGTACCGATAATCTCCTGAGCGTTGCCTGCTGCCTCACCAAGCACTCGCATTTTGCCAGAAAAAGTCGTAAGCTCTTGGCCAGCTGAGCCCTTAAAGGTTTTACCGAGGAGCTTTACGGCATCCTCAAAATTAATAGTTTTTAGTTCGGCTGCAGTAAGTCCGAGGTTATATTTTTTTAGTCCTTTAGTATTGCCTGCGTAAAGCGCCGCTAAATCTTGATTTACCGTAAGTAAATCGACCGTCGAACCGGCGGCAACGTCTAGAGAAAGATTTAATAATTCTTGAGCCTTAGTAGCAGATCCGGTAGTAGTAATGAGCTTTTGGAAAGCCTCACGTAATACTTCTCCCTCATAACCAAACTTTGCTGAAATTTCATCTAAGTTACGCTCGATACCGGGTAACTCAAAAGCTTGTCCTAAATTCTTAACTACCCCAGCTAAACGCGTAGCCGATTTTTCATTATCTGCAAAAGCTTTAACTGACCGCTTACCAAAATTTACGACTGCAGTAGTACCAAACGCCAGCCCTAAAGCCCCAGCGGCCTTTTTTGCAAAACTGCTAATATCTTTTGTGCCCTTAGCTAGGGCTTTACCGTCAAAAGTAGTAACGGCGCTTACGACCATACTAGGGAGCTTGGATACCATTTATGCCGCCTTTGTGTATGAGCCTTGATTAAAGGCGTTAATAGTATTTTCTAAAGCTCTTAATACCGCATCTTGAGCTTTACCTTGATCCTCGTGCCACGCTCTAAAAATCATACGACCGCGCTCCTCACGGGTAGTGCCATACAGAGGCCCCATACGGCTTACAAAATGTTCACCGGCTCCTGGGTTATTAGAGCGGTAGCCCTTACGCGAGGTAGTTTCGGCTCGGCCAGCGGTCTCATAGATTGCTCCTGCAGCTGAGCCGTTAGCTACAAAGTACAAAGCTCGCCAGCCATTTTTATTACGATCGCTGCCGCCAGACTTGTAGTAAATACCTTTTTTAACTGTCTCGTAATCATAAAGTGGAAATAGGCGCACTCGGCCCTCAGTATTAAAAGTCCTAAAAACCGAATTACGGGCCGTGATCTTTTGCCCTACTGTGTTCTCGTTCCAGCCATAAAGATTATCTGGCTGAGGCGATGGTGCGTATCCTCTAGCCTTATCCCGAATAGGGATCATCGCAGCTTTAATCTCTTTGTTCATATTCTTTAAGAGCTCAGGATCTACTTTACGGATAGCTTTAATAGTGGCCTTAGCGCCTTTTACTTCTATTGGCATATTGCTCGGCCTCCTTAGCTTGATCGTTTAACACTTGTATTAACATCTTATACATCTCGTGATCGAGATCGAGTATCGCTTGAGGCGAGATCCCTAACCGGATAGATAGCTGAGCCACCTGATAGGTTAGGGAATCTCGCCCTAGCTTAAAGGTTCATCGTCGAGGACCTCGACCTCTGAAAGCGTATCGAGAAAATCTGGCCCATAAGTTTTTACGGTTTCGCCAGACGTTCTAATACACTCCCAAGCCAGCCAATAAAGATGTTCTTGCTTCTCATCTTCTCTAAAGGCTTTTCTAAAACCTTTTTTAGCGTAAAGCTCAAAGGCCACCTCAATACGGGGTGTGATCTGATGCTCAGTTACATCCCCGTTAGCCCTTGTTATTTTGAGTCGTGCCATTTGTTGCCCCTTTGCTAGTTGGTTATGGAGTTGTGTCTACTACGATAGGTGAGTTACAAGTAAACGTAATCGACTGGGTACTAATGTCCCCGACGGCGCCGTTAATGTCGGTGGTGTTGTTCACCAAAATCGTAGTTTGATATTCTGCGTTCGCAGCAGATACCGCCGCGCTTGTCTGCTTAAGTGTCAAAGGTACTGTCTGACCAAAAGCAGCCTGCAAAGTCTGTAGGACTTCACCGGTAGCAGTATCGTTTAGGAAGTCCAGCGTAACGGTGCTAGTTTCCAATCCACGCGCGTACCGTCTCGACGAATCCCCCATAGCTGTAATTTCTAGCTCCTCAAAAGTACGGTTAATAGTTGCGCTTGTTACGTGATCTGAGAGGTCTACCGAGTTAAGGGTTACGACCACTCCATTTGATAAGAATACGGCCATTGACCTATTCCTCGCTTTCAGTAGTTGGTGTTGGTGTTGGTTTTTCTTTTGCTACTTTGACCGGTGCAGGCTCGTCTACGATCTGCCCGATCTTTCGCAAAAACTTTAGGTCATCCTCTGTATATGGCATTAGTTAGCTCCAGCTCGTGAGTATTGAGATACGGAAATCGGCCGTTAGTAGCGTGCCACTTTGTACATCGAGTACGGTAGGCGCTGACATACTGCCAATATTCATTACGATGGTAGAGGCAGCAAGTTTATTAAACACTGCTACCGCTAAGGTTTCGATCCCGTTTAGGTTGCCTTGATTATCGAGCATCGGCACCGTCAAAATAATCTTAAAATTAGCCATAGGCGAGATAGTCGCGTAGGTGTTATTGCTAGGTGTCAAATAGGGGTCATCCGGCACGCAAATAACGCTATTAGCCGTAATTGTAGGCGGCGGAAAGCTATATGTATTCCAAGAGTTAGGATTATCTAAAGCTGCAGCTAATGAGGCACGTAGGGTAGTTATCGCGGCAGCCATTCAGCCCACCATTGAGTTCGGATTTTGGTAGCCGCTTATGAGCCCTCGGATCTTGCCGATCATTGAGTTACCCATCCGATAGGGACTAGGGCTAAGGCCGTCGATCGACACGCCGCCAGTCTGTGAGACTTGGCGAGCTTGGAAAATATCTACTGCAAGGATCATCGCTGCTTCACGGATAGCCGGAGTCGTAGCGTAAGAATTAGTTTTAGTATCTGCTCCTACGGCTGAGCCATAAGGTAGTACGCGCTGAAAATTGACATTAGCTGCGGTCTTTGTAAATTGGATAAAGCTATAGCCGGCAGGCCAGTTCCAAGAATAAGGGTTCCATACAAGAGTAGGGATCTGATTAGTAGTCCCGGCGCTCCACGGCATCGTACCGGTAATAGTGTAAGTGCCGTTAAAAGTTGAGCCGCACCCACTCAAGGTAACGCTCTGGCCCGTAGTAAAGATCATTGGATTAGCGATCATCGCAGTAGCTACGTTATTTTGCAGTGTCACGCCCACTACTGGAGCTGATGCAAACCATAAAAACTGATTAAGGAGATCCTGAGCGGTCTGGCAGCAGGTCTCGACGATATCGCTCGAGTAAAGATTCTCGATACCCAAGTTAGCTCTTAACTCGGCTTCGGTGACGTAAATTGCAGGCATCTCTACTCCAATCTTAAAAGAGGCCGGTAGGGCTCAAAGGGCTAAGAGCCCTACCGACTATTAGGTTTTTTGCTTACGCCTTTAGGTATCTAACAATACCGTTAGGCATTTTTGCGATAGTTGCCATAAATCCGTAGATCGCTACCTGTACTTGTAGGTTCGATACTACGTTTACTGACATATAAGCCTGTGGGCTACGGTAAACCGTAAACGCTTCTGGAGCCAAAATTAGCGCTGAAGAATCGTCTACTGTGGTTTCTGTGAAGTTTTTGTCCACGTACAAATCTAACCCGAGAACATTACCTCGGATCGACTGTGGGCCCACCTGTCCGGCCGCGTTCATCGGCTGGATGGCATTGTAAATTGGTCGCTTTGTGGTATCTGTCGCGCCCATTAGTAGCTGCCATTGTGCGGCATTACCTACGTAGTTTTGAGCAAAGTAACCGGTGTTTTTGTAGATAGCTGCCGCAGCTTGTGAAGTGAAAGCAATAACTCCATCGCTATCAGCGGTTGTAGGTGTTGAGCCTGTACTAGCTGTTAGTAGTGCATTTACAACGGCTGTGTCGATAGTAGTTAGGTATGCGTTCTGTAACTGTTGTGTCAATTCCGCATAAAAATTTGGATCCGACCTCTCAAGGAGTTCGATAGAAATCGTGCCCATACCTGAGTACTTTTGGACTGTGCCAGTTAGGTACGCGCTCTGCATATCTGTATTAGATACTGCGCCGTTTTCTGCCTCTACTGTAACGGTTGGCGCTACGCCTGTACCGCCGCCAGCTGCAGTGACGAGTGAGGGCACATTTATGGTCATACCCTGTGCCGGTAAAACGCCTTGAGAACAAGCATCAATCGCAGGTGTACCAAAACGTGTATTAGTTACAAATTCTTGTAGGTACTGTGTCGGATTAAATGCAGGGTTTCCAGCAAAATCATCGGCTGCAGTTACGTAAAGCTTTGATTCATCGCTACCGAGTGCAGCTTTGATCTTGTGCTCTGTGTAAGTTGCCATAGATACAATAGGTGTACGGACTCGCTGAGAGTCTAGTACTGATGGACGAATGATCTTACGAGCAGCCTCGACCTTTTCAGCCTCAGCCGGTGCATCTACCGGAGTTTCTTCCGGTGTATTTTCAGGGGCAGTGGTCACGGCCTCCTCCATTTCTGTTTCTGTTTCTGTTTCGATCTCTACGATAGTCGTAGAAATAGTAGTGGTTTTTTCTTTTGTACTTGTTGCAGCCTCTAGAGCTGCACGAGCAGCGGCAATATCCGTTACTGATGCACTGGAAAAGGCTGCACTCTCGACAAGTGATACCTCTTTGAGGACTGCAGCGGTAACGAGCAAGTAGTCACCCATTGGCTTAGAGGCGGTTACATCCACCCCTACGGATAAGCCAGATACAAGGTTTTCTTGCGCTAGTACGAGAGCATCTTGTCCTCGAGTGCTACTCGAAAGCTTAAACGATCCGTAAACGCCTTCTGTAGAGTCACTGAATGAAATTGCGCGACCTACTGGCTTATCTTGTTGATGCTGCATTAATAATTTGACTTTAGAAGCATCTGCATAAGTAATTGAGCCGCGCTCGAACATTACTGGGCCTGCGCTTGTATGGCCGATCTCGCCATATGGTGCGACAAGTCCAGAGATAATACGGCGCTCTGTATCTGCAGCTTGGATCTCTTGACTAAACGTTAGTAGCACTTGTATCTCCTAGCGGTGTTAGTTGCTCCATTTGTCGAGCTTGGTTTACGTCAATCAAATCGAGATTTAACATTTTCTCGATAATATCTAAACGGTCTTTTGCATCGACACGTAAAAACGTATCGTCTACCGCAAAACGCACTTGATTTGAGCCATTTGTTATGTCATTCATACTGAGCCTATCCTCAATAGCTGAGATATAAGGCTGCAAAGAATAAGCGACAAATTCTTTACGACCATCTAAAATATTTTGGTACGTCATACTGTTATTCATATCCGCGCTAATTAGATAGCTCGGCACGTTCATAGCGCGGCTGATTTCGGTAGCGAGATACTGGCTAAAATCTACGTAGCCCATTTCTTTAGGTGAAAACCCAATATTCTCTGCACTCAAAGTGGACGTTAAATATGCCGTACTGCGATTTCTGCGAGCTGAGTTCCAACCTGCGAGTATGCCTTGTATTTGTGACTCGGGTAAATCGGCACCATTATTTTTTAAGATAGTAGTGGCCATTGGAGTAGCTGCAGATACCGCAGCTGCTTTTTGTACATCCCACGCAGCTTTAATAGTTGTACTTGCAGACTGCAATACCCCAGGCAGTAAAGATTGAAAAGTAACGAGAGATCCAATACCGGCCATAGGTACAAGCTGACCATCTACAAAATAATCTTTAACTTCGGTGCCATATTTGTTAGTAGTGTAAGTAACGCGATTATTAGCGACCCATTCAAAGCCAGACGGTCTACCGTCATCGGCGTACAAAGAAGTAACGCGCCAATATGCCACTGCATAAAACATAAGACTATCTACGGTTGCAGCGATAGTTACGCTACGTGGTTGGCGCTGATCTGGTTGCTCGAGCCATACCGGAGAGCCTAATTTTTCACCGGTTGATTTTTTATAAAGTCCTAAGTCAATCGAGGATATAACTCCTGCGACAAGGTTACGGCAGCGAGCTACGCTACTGACTTGTAGTGCAAAATTGCGATCAATACCGATACCGTTATATCCAAAAGCGGAATTAGTATTAAACGATCCGTAGCCGAATGTAGTATCCATAACGGCCGGGGCATACTGAGCCTCTACGGTCTGCTTTTCAGCTGACTTAAAGCCTAGAGTTTGTAATAGTCCCATAGTCTCCATTTTCCCATATTGTCAAGCATTATTACGGTTATAACTAGCGTGTCTAAACGTATACTTTAGCCTCACCTAAAGGCTGCGTAAGTACGTGGACTACAAAACTTATGCCGATCGCAATATCTACCGGTCCGGCTGATTTACGCCGGATGATACGCCAGCTTGCATCGCTTTCTTTTGCAGCGCAGTTAGCCATCGAGGTTACAAGCTCATCTTGCCCAGAGTGTACGAGCCTATGGTTAGCCAGAGCCTCGTAAAGATCACCAGAGGCTTGATAACCCTTCTGCCCGGATATATCCATAATTTGTATACCGTTTACCTCGAGGCGCTTAGCGATCGAGGCGGTCGTGTACTTGTCATAAGCGACGGCTCTCGGGTAGTAAATCTTGGCCCACTTAGCAATAGCGTTAGCTACAAAGAGCTCGTCGATAGATACGTCCGAGTGAAATATCTCAAGTACGGCTACGCCTATACGGCCATCGGCGAGGACTTGGCCCATTACAAGCGAACCGTCTCTTCTCGACGGTGCCACGTCAAAAGCAAAGATAGTAAGCGGTCCGGGTACAAGTTTCAGATCCTTATCGCCTGACTCCTCTACCGACATATGAGGCCACGGGCTCGCCGTTGAGCTGATCCACTGGCAAAGCATCTCGGTTTTTGTAGTCTCGATCGGCTGAGTACTCACTGCCTCAGCTAGTACCGACTCATCGAATAAATATCCCAGTGCCGGATTAGCGTAGGCCCAAGCGCTGCGATCGGTTATCTTGGCAAAAGCAGGAGCCGAGTATTCATAAAAGCCAAAAGTCTCAGGAGGGTTAGATAGAGCTCTCTCGCGTAAGTCATTAAGCACAGTACTAAACGCATCCCCTGCGTTTGACGTGTACAAGGCTTGGCTATTGATTTTTGCACGAGTCGTAGGAGTAGCTGCCCGATACCCCTCCTCGCTAATTTCGCGTAGCTCATCTATGTACAAAAACGAGGCGCTACGGCCACGAGATCCGTCTCGGGTTGCCGCTACCACATCGAGCCGGTGCCCGTTTTTAAGCTCGATCGACTCGGTGCCATTGGCGTACCGGATCTGCTTAACCTGCCGGCTTAGATCAGCCGAGCCCTCAATGGCGTAGGCCACTTGCCTAAAGGTATCTAAAGCCATTGATCTATTAGAGCTCATAATAAGTACGTTGGGGCTATCGAATAAAAACATATGCCCCAGCATCATCATACGAGCTAGGTGCGTTTTACCTTGTTGCCTCGAGGTCAAAAGCAAATTACTACGCCTTCTAAACATCCCGGCATCGTCTACGGCGGTCATATCCGAAATACAAAACTTTTGCCACGGTAAAAGCGGTAGGCCGATTGAGTCTGCCAGCTGAGATATCTCCTCGCCGCGATTAGGGCCCTTGAGGTAGGGACTATGTAGGCGAGGCTCAGTAGCCCCCTTAAGCGGAGTTTTCATCTGGGACATAGTATGACTAATCCTGCTCAGTTTGGCCCACGCAGGGACCGTTAGGGACCGTACTGGTGGTTATCGGGGAGGTATGGATCGG